TCCATACACTAGGGTATTTGAATGTATCGTAATACATTTCAGTATAACTTAAACGATCCGGTACTAATGGTATAGCATCAACTACCGCACCTTCATAGCAACTAATGCCTAAAGTTTCTTGTAAGTTAGCACTGAACACCATCTTCGCTTCGCCTAACAAGTTATGATATTCATTTTTTGTTAGCTGTTGATCCTGACACACTACAAATTCATACTGCGGTAAGTGTGTAGCTAAGTCTCGAAAAATCTCAACTTGCTTCTCAGGTGCGATGCGATGCGGAAAAAGAATAAGGTCACGTTTGGGCATATTCTTGTACATGGTCAAGGTATCGTCCATATACTCCATGGGCCAACCTGTGCGTACAAATTTATCACTAAATGTGCCAGCACGTAGTTCTGCTAGATCGTCCTCAAACCAAGGATTCTCTGTTGGATAATCATTTAATAGATTGGTAAAGAATAATTCAATGTGAAACTGTGTAGCAAAGTAATTATAATCAAATGCGTAGAAGAAACTCTTCTCTGCATGACGTACCCAGGGTTTAGCACCAACCAGTCGACCCAAGAAGTCTTGAGGATCATAACTACCAGCATGCCATAGGCCATGCGTAGTTACTGGTATATTCAGCAACTCACTCATGTACTTTAAGTTTATGATGCCAGGGTGCCAAGCATCAGTAAAGATGAAGTGATCATTAGGATTAATTGATCCGGAGCAAAATAAGCGGCCAATCTTCTCAACTTGACTAGCCTTGTAAATATTGGTGCCGCCAAAATTAAGAAAAGCACCAGGAGTAGTGGCTTTAGGAATATCCTCAGGGCCAGAGATAATTTGAACATTGTGTCCTGCCTTGCGTAAGAGATTAGGTACATGGCGTTTCCATTCGCCAGTGTACCGTGTGTCAACAGCTTCTAGATCAACTAGGAATACGGTCATTGCTATTGTACCGTGGATTCTTACCGAGGTAAGGTTTACGTTCGCCTGTGAACGGCTTTTTAGGACGACGACTCTTGTCGAAGTTGCGCCACTGCCAGCTTTCTCTATTGTAGAGATGACCTTCGTTAAACTCACAAAGTTCTGAACGGCACCAGTTATGGAATGCCTCTAGATCTTCGAACAGTTTTACAATGTCCGGACGAGTTGAAAAGTAACTGACTTCTTTGTAATTCTTAGCCATAATAGCCTCTATTTTAATATTTGATAAATGAACCATTTTCTCCATCTTCGGAGACCTCAATCCAAACCTCACGGCCTGGATACTTTGCTGAGATAGCGTCAAACAAATCGCCTGACATCATCTCACAACTTTTGTAGTCTAACGCCAGTATACTATCTTTATAAAGATTTAGCAACCATCGTTTGAACTGAATAAACTCAATATCACGATCGTCATGTGTAACACTTATCCATACTTTGAAATGGAATATATGACGATGCGGAGAAGCCAAAAACGACACATCATATTCATCCCCTGTTGCTAGGGTAGGATCGGTAGCTGCCGCTGGATATGCATGGATTCCTTCTTTGCTAAATGTGACCCAAATCATTTTGTTAGGTCTAATGTCTTGTCGTATTGTAATGTTCATTGTGCAGGTTCCCATAGTGAGCCAGGTAGTTCAATTTCGTAAGAATATCTGTTTAGATGATGTTTACTTTGTATTGTAACATGAGCATGACAGTTTTTGCAAAGTATTTCTTTATTGGCTGGATCATTGTTATGACGATTTCCGTCTATATGATTTATGTCCAACTGTTCAGGATACATGATGGTTGCTGTACACTTGAATCCGTGATGTGCATCTACGTTTGAACACCCTTGTTTTAATTTCCAATTATCCACTTCTGATTTCCTTTCATTTCTATGAGACTCACAACAGTTTTTCCATTTGATATTTGCAGACCCATCTTTTCCTTTATCTAAGTTATGATAACTTACTTTTGATGCACAGTCTGGTGCCGAGCATACTGGTGCATAGTTGTTGTATGGAGACCGTTTTCTCATTTTATAATCTCGTCTTTCGTATATTCATCCCAATTGGTAAAATACTTGCGTTGTGTGACAGCACCAATTGGTACACACCACACCCCTGGATTAGTTGCATCAAAGTCTTTGTCATCGATCTTGATTGTAGCATTATATCCTAGCTGATTTAGATAAGGCAATTTTACACTAATTTGTGGAATAAATCTACGATGTTCGGTTAAACCACTTTCTAAAAGACCTTCATGTTCACGTATATCAAAGTCCAAGGTACACCAATATCCAGCTTCTAAACAGTCCTGGATCATGTATTCCCATGGGCGCCAAGTGTCTACATCATTCACGCCATTAGTTTTGAAACTTTGATTAGCACCAAAATAGATATGTTTGATACGTTTGCTCTCGTCTAACAGTGCTTGGGTATCGTTAACAATATGTAACACAGTCTTAGGATCATGTACACCTACTACAAACAGAGTTTTCATTCCGTATGCAGGAGTGCGTTCAATTTCAGTACCAACAAAGAATGTTACATCTTCGCTAGTACCACTAGTATATTCACGTTTCATTTGTAAATTTTTTCCCTTCTTCCCAGTATTTGATCATACGTTGTACATCTTCCATGCGTTCTGTTACAACCTCTGGAGCGGCACGTTCCAATTCTTTCATGTTGTGATAACTGGGATAGTGACGTAAACACCAACGTGCTCGTTCACGGATTTCTTTAGGCAGACGCGGGGTTTTTTGAGGATTCATTAGATCCTGTAAAAACTCTTCTGTTTTTTGTATGCTTCGAAATCTTTCATCTGGTAATGTCATTTAAACCTCAAATAGTGATTCGTTTAAGATTGGTTTTGTAGGTTCTTTGACAACTTTTTCCATAGTCAAGTCTCCTTCAAATTCGATATGCACATTGGCCATGGTGGTTGCATTAGTGATACGATCACCAGTATTGCCTCTAGTACCGATAATACGATCAAAATAGCCTTCGTAGTGTTCTACTACATCCATTGCATCTTTTCTATTATCCATGCTAAAGATCAAATCAACAATGTCTTTGAACTTGTTGGGTAATGGACTATAGTCCATAGTTCTACCTTCTGCTGTGGTAGCACTCATCATTGCTGGAATACAACCTAGGTCGCTTTGACGATTGGCTTCTTGTACAGCATTAATATGCATCCAAACATTATGCCCCATCATGATAGCATAAGTGAAGCTATCCCAACTGGTACGTCCTTCTTTACCAACTTTGTTTACATCGCCTGGTGCGTAGATACAAATTTCCTTCATTTGTATTTGATCCATGATAGGACTAGATTCAAACTTGTCAAATATGCCATCTTGTACCACTGCATCTTTGAACAGTCTAGTATCCGACGAATACTTTTTATCATCAGCTGATGCTTGCATACGATACACCCATTTGTCTGCTGGCGGCGTTTCTGTAGCCATATAAATCTGTCCATTGGCAGTTGCTAAGAATGGACTAGCACAGTCGAAACTGATAGTAAAGTCTGGATTATGATACTTGCGTACAGCACGTTGGATATCTGTTAGTAGCACTGCCCATTCTAATTTACTGGTACCTAAAAAGTGCATCCAATCTTGGTGTCCTTGTTCCAACAATCCATCAAAGCGCAGTGCTACTAATCGTTTGAGAATCAAGTGAACATCACACATGTTTTGTCCACCCATACCCCAACCGTTGAATGGCTTGTCGTATTTGGTTGGATCGCAAAAGTCTTTCATTTGCTGATACCAATCTTCTGCTTGTGTGTGACTCTCACCTTGTAGCACGTTCAAAAACTTACATGCACCTGTACGATTTTTAATAAAGTATTCATTATTGTACTTGGTAGCATCTGCGGCCTGCTGATATGTTTCTATGCCTGTGGCCTTGCGTCCTTCTGGACTGCGTTCTACCCAAGCTGGAATATCAAGAACCATTCCGTATTCCATGTAAGCATCCATCCATGCCAGCACTTGTTCACGTTTTTTCTGTGCGGCATCGAGTCTGGCTTGATACAGTTTAGGATGATCTACTTTGGTAAATTTAGGATTACCATTTTTATCAGTCTTTGGATGGCCTGTAGGATGTAATTGCGGAACCAGTTCAACACCTAAGGCATTAACTTCGGCCCACTTAGCGGCAACTTCGGGTCCAGTAGGGTCTCGCCATTCGCCTTCCCACACACCTTTACCAATCTGGAATCCGCCTGAATCTCCAACTACCCAACTAGTGGAGCGATCTCGATTACGGAACATATCTTCACTGTCGTCCTTCTTAGTCATGTCTAAGTTAGCATGACCTGCTGAGTACAAGCAATGATCATAGTAGAATATCGCATTGGGATTGAGATAGTTCATAGCTTCAATTCCTAACGGTCCAAAACTTGCCGGAATACGAGCTGGATCTACATACGGTCCAAAACGTTGTTTGCCTATGAACGTACTATAAAACCCAGACGTAGCTGGCAAAAAGTACGCATAGTCCGATTGAGTTGCTGTTAAATTTTTATTCATCTTTTGTCTTTACCCACATTTCGTAGTATGGATCATATCTCCACCCTTCTGGCGGTTCACACGGATCATAGTTTTGTGGATGTGTAAATGGCGTTTTCGCAGGTGAGTGTCGTTTTTTATATCCTGTTCGAATATAGTCACGCACTAACTCGTCTGCGTATTGATCCGCCCAAGTGCTTTCCTGTATAATCATTTGATCCAGTGCTGTGCTAGAACCATTAAGCTCAACCATGCCCACATGGTATTAAATCCTACCAGCGTGGGCAATGCTTTTTTACGGCTTGCCCAAATAAGTGTTACGCTGGTTAGCAGTGTTAGGTAATACAATTCCCATATTTGAATACCAAAGATTAAACCTGGGATAATGATGATGGCTTTGGCCAACCAACTGACAAATTCTACAGTATTATATCCTGTCCAGTATTCTCGTGTAAACCACATACCGTAACATTCTCTCATATTGCGCCATCCAGTATGCGTATAGCAAATAGCCATCAATACTAACCATACACCTACTGCTAAAAAAATTTGATCTTGTGTCATTCTATTTTACCCCATTTAATTTTAAGCCAGATTCTTTCATGTATATAATAATCTATACTTAGGAGAATATGTAGCACAGTGGCAAATCCTGTAGCACTTCCTAAGTCTCCTGTGAACAAGTATGTCCACAGGATTGTGAATACCCATGCTGTTAAGCGATAGGTAATCATTCTCACAACTGTTCGTTTACGTGTTTCCATTATTTGCTTTGCGCTGGCAGGATATATTCGTATACAGCAACTCCACTGTCAATAGTGATAGCCAATGCACCTGCATCTGCAATCTTCATAGTGATATCGCCTGACAGTGCCAAAATTGCTTGCACAGCATTAACTGGCCATGACCATGTTTGCTTTAGCTTGCCTGTAATCCCACTTTGGAAAGTAAATGATCCTGCGTGTGTGCTGGCGTCGCCGAAACTAAACACTAGATTGCTACCATTCGTGGACACTTGGAACACCTGTTCTTCAGTATGTGCCGCCGCCTGATACTTCAAGCGTTGGATACTTGATACAGTAGGCTCAAATTCAACTTCCCAACTTGTTCCTTTGAACTTGACAGTCTTGAGTTTTTCATTGATCACATCTTGATTCATAAAACGATAGTCGTTTTCAAAGTCACCAGTTGCATTTTGAAAATGCAAACCTGTTGGAATATCTTCACCATTGCGTTGTTGTTTTACAACCTTGATGCCGGCACCTTCTTTGTATTCTGGACATTTCAAATGCAAGTCTAGCTTGTTCAAATTAGGCATACCAAATGTGCCTTCAAGTCCGTCGATTGGATTGTGTGATTTGGCATTAAGGATAACTGAACGGTCTTCAGCAAGCGATTCTATAGTGGTTGCTTTTGAGCTGGATGTTACCTTGACCAAAGGTAAGAAGCCCAAACTGTGTGTATGTGCTACTAGGTCTTGTAAAAAGTCTTTCATATGATTCTCCGTGTTTAATGATTATATAGGGTTTGTGTGACTATGTCAATGTTTTTCTTATCTTCTTGTTGTATTTTATTGCCGATTCTACCAGGGTATTTGATACAGATAGCTTATCGGCGTACTGTATAAATGCGTTTATGTCTTTGGGAAAGCAAGCACCCCCAAATCCTCGAGCTCCGTCTGGTCCCGGAACTTGCATATGACTACGTCCAATTCGATCGTCTAATTGTAGTAGACCAACAACAGTGGCATAATCTATATTGTCTGCTTGACACATATCATATAGTTGATTAAAAAATGTAACTTTGATACTGAGAAACGCATTAATGGTATATTTCATCATGGCCGCTTCACCCAATGTGCAATAGAACGCTGTTTTCAACTTTGGCAGAGACTGTCTGAATAGGCTGTGCCAAAATCCATTAGGATCATCACCGCCTAGAATCATATTTTGTTGATTAGCAAAGTCTTGATCGGCAGTGGCCGCACGTAGAAATTCTGGACTGTAACATATTTTATGATTGGGGTAGTCTTTGACCAGTTTATTTAGGTAATCCGGCCTCACAGTGGATTTAATCAGTACAGGTATATGACTGGGTGTTTGATCCATTACATCATAAATTTGGCTAGTATCACAATCACCCAGTACTGTACTGGGTGTGCTGACACAAATTATAACGCCATCGGCATCTGGATAATCTTTTACTGTTTGCGTACTTATTTTTGGATCAACAACATATACTGTGTTTGTTTTATCTATAGCAGTAGCAACTGCTTTGCCCACAAATCCATAACCTGCAATTATAATTTTCATATTAGAACTCAAATAATGAATTAAAAGTATTCTTTTCTTCTGTACTGGCAACATCCCATTTGAGAACACCAATCAAGTTATCTAGTTTATTATCAATAATGGTCTGTTCCATTTCTGCATGATCAAACGGCAAGTCTTTGAACCATTGTGGCAGTCGTAGTTCATCTACAGGATATGCAACTGATGTAAAGCCCAGGGGGTTGGGTTTGAGTTTACACACAATAACCTTGGCACCGTCGGTAATGGCCATTGAATACTTGTCATCATACATGCGCTTGAGTGTGTTCCAGTTGATACTGGCACGAACATGTCCAGGCATGTTGGCTTTGCCCTGTTTCTTTTCCTTGGCCTGATACTCTGTGATGTTGTTGGCACGTTTAGGACTACCTTTTTCCCAACCTGGTCGAGCTTTGAATTTGATACGGAATTCGCTGATATGGTCAAGCACTTCCTGTTCAGGCTTGCCCATCAATACCATTTCAAGAACATCGCTTAAAAAGTTTTGAATAAATTCCGGAGTGTCACTGCGCTTCAAATCCAAGCCCATGGCTTTGATCTTGCCAGGCTTGCCATCTATATCCTGACGTTTACCTTCTTTGTCATATGACAGCACTGCATAACGCTTCTTGGTAATAAACAAGCCTTTGAGAGCAACAATCTCGCGACCAGCTTTGATAACATCACCACGCGATTTAGGCACATGAAATGCGTCCAGCATAAACTGCGGGAATGTTTGATTGACTTCGTCACCTATTTGATCATACAGTTGGATCACAGTTTCTTTTGTCCAAGGAATCAGTCCAGCTTCGATGTCTTTTTGTAGTGTTTTGTAAGCTGAGAAGTAACAGGAGTCAGTGTCACCATAGATAACTGCCTTACCTATGTGATTGTATTCGCCTGTTACAATTTCATTTACTTTACTCGCCATATGTTTTGCGATTTGGCGCCCGACCAGCGTTGTTGATTGTCCGATTCGTTTATCAAAGAATCTGCAACCGCTGTTAAGAATAGCACCGTACAGGCTATTAAGATTAATTTTCTTAACAAGCTGTCGCTTATCCCAGTATTCTTCTTCGACTTTGTTTCCTGCATTGATAGACTCCTTTAGTTTGGCCTGCATCTCTTTACGTTCTGCATACCAGCGTTTAAGTAGCCCCGGAATGATACCTTCATTTTCGTGACTGAAGATAGTGCCATTACTTGAAAGCATCCAGGGCTGATTGCTTTCAAATATCAATCTATATACTTCTGCGGCACTGATCACATCGACATCACCGTTTTCCCAATCAATAGTGATGTCAGTGCCAATTTCTTGATTCATCACTGATTCGTATTCATGTGTGCCGAACTTGCCTTCCCACGCGGCCGCAAAACTCTTGTTCTGCGCCATCTTGAGTTCAATGTATTCGTCAGTGCGTGTTTGACGTAGCTGTCCAATAATGGTTTCTGGACCCATGTTGAGTGCTCTAATGGCGCTGGGATAAAGACTGTTGATGTCTAGTGAGCCGATCCAATCTTGCAATCCTTCTTTGGGATGTGCCACATAAGCACCAGCTGCCGCTGTGTTCTCATCTCTATCGTCTTTCTTGATACGATTGGGAACAACAAATCCTCTGCGGTGAGCTTCATTGATAATGGCCTGCTCGGTCACAGCCACAGCACCCATTGTGGTTTGTAGCAACACAGTATTTTCATGTGCCAATGTATTGGCTAGATCCATGAACTTGAGTTTCTTATCTAATTTTTCAAGAAGCATACAGTCGTTGATGTTGTATTCAACGAACGTTTTAAAATCGTTGTTGTACAGTTGATCCAGTGTGCCTTCGTACTGTGTTTTGCGCTCACCCAGTTCATATTCTGCGATAGCATCTAGCCTGTAGGTGTGACGTTCTTCATAGGTGTACTTGCGATACAGTTCAAGGTAGTCTAGATGTACACGACCAATGTAGTCATAGGTCACACTGTCACGACCGTATTTTTCATATTCTCTGCGTTTGGGAAATTGATCGAATAAACAAAACCTACGTGTGTCTTCTTTGCTCAGTGCTTTGACTACACGGTTAGTGGTATAGGGAATATCAAAGCCTTCCGAGTTCCAGCCACTGATAACATCTGCATCTTTGATCAGATCCAAAAACATGTCCAGCAAGTCAGCTTCTTTTTCAAACAGGTACGTGTTGGGAAAGTCTTTGACCATCTCCTTGGCATCTTCCATCTTGAGACCCTTGGGCGGAATAGCTAGACAAACCATAGTTTCCATCCATTGTAGGTAAACCGCAATGGCAGTAATGGGCATAAATGCATCATCTGGCGATGCATAGCCACGCTCGGGATCAAAGTCTACCTCAATATCGAAAAATGCCACATTGAGTTTGGGAGGATCTGCGTTGAGATAATTTTCTGACAGGGTAACAAATATGGGATTGATGTCTGCTTCATACAGAGTCTTGCCACTGTTGATGGCTTGTTCTTTACGAAGTTCTTTGGTATTTTTACAAACGATCCGTTGTACAGGATCTCCGTATATGGAGGTGTGTTTGCCTCTAGGATCTTTTACATAGAAAGTGTGACGAACAGGAATATCACGGAACTCCCTTTCACCTTTCTTGTTGCGTTCAACGATCTTGATGATGTCGTTGTCGCGGTCAAACCATGCGTCTACGTAAGACATATACTTTCTTCTCCATGCAATTTACGGCTTGCAAACACCATCTTTGCTGTTTATGGCCAGCGGGCCTTACATTTATTTACTCTGCAAATCCAGCAGTGAATTTTTCTGGCAATGTGTTGAATGAAATAGTAATTCTAGTAGCATTGCCGTAATGTCCGTCTGTATAGTGTTGTACATAACTTGGAAAAATCACCATTAACCCCTGCTTTGGTGTTATAGTAAGTCTATCAAAATTATTGACAATTGGAATCTCTATACTTGACAAGCTTCTAGCGTACACTGGGTCTAGGAATTTAGTATCTGCACCTTCACTGATGTAAATTATTCCACTCCACAACGAGTTAGGATGTCTGTGTACTGAATGCCCACCACCACTTCCGGCTAGTGAAATATTTGCCCACATTCTAGAAATTTTAATTTTTCCAAAATTTTGATCATGTATTTCATAATCTTGAATCTCTTGCAAACATAAATTCACCCAATCGACCAAAAACTTCCAACTAGGATCTTTGTGCAATTCTTGATTATATGTTTGATTCAAACTGGGGTAGTTATGACTAATGCCGTTAGGCTCCGAAGCCAGTTTAATGTTAACTGCCTCGGAAATTTCAGGATTAGTGAAAGAATAAAATGATACAGGAAAACAGTTACTAACTTCCATTAGATTTTTTTGGTAATATCTAAAATAGCTTCAATTTCTGCCCAGTCTTCATTGTGACTGGTCCAATCGCCTTTGTGTGCAATCTTGATAGCACGGTTGATAACTGATGGCTTGATTTGTAATTCTTCTGCCACTGCCTTGACTGTTTCTTTTAGGCCTTCTGATAGGTCTTCTACTTCACGAAGTACTGTAGATCCTTCGTTGATCAATCGTTCTAGTTTTGCCTTTTCTTCTGGCCCGTAATTGCGTCCTGACATGAATTATCTCCTATATTGCCTATTATATACTAATTATCTGTACTTGTCAAATTTTAGAGGTGGAAATGGCAGAAATTAATCTGCCATTTGACTTTAACCGCGAGCTATTTTGAGCCAGCGATTTAGTTCTGCATCAGCTGATTCGGCTTGTTGCATGTAATTGCCCGACGGACCACCGTCCATTCTCATACCTGATTTTACGTTGCCCGGTAAACTTACAGTACCACTCATATTGACACCTGCTGGTGCTGGATTAGCATTTTGTTCACTACCTGTTGGTTGAGTACAACCGGCCAACGCCGCGTCCATAACTTCTTGTGCTCGGGCAAGAGCTTGCGCAACTGCCGCATCTTGTACCTCACCGCCCATCGGCCCACCGCCATTTTCTTTGTTCAATGCAGTCATTTCGTCTTTGATCTGTCTAATTAGATCCATTTGTTCTAGACTACACATAGGTTTAGCATCAGGTGCTGGATTAGGATTCACAACTGTGCTGTCTGGTACACAGCTCTTGCCATCTGTGCCTAGTTTGTATCCTGGCGGACATTTGCCATCCGGACCTGGGGGAATTGTTGTTGTAGTTGTAGTTGTTGTGTTATCGTTTTCGTGTCCACCAGCTAGTAGACCACCTATTCCGATTAAACCTAGCAGTCCGAGAAGGCCTGTTGACCATTTTGCTCGACCTTTGTTACGTTCCCACCATGTACCAATGGCTTTCTTGTCACCAGTTTTTACAGCGGCATCTAATTCTTTAGCAACAACTGGACTTACTTCTTTTTCCACTTGAGCAATCACTTTTGGCGCAGCCGTTTTTTCTGCGGCTGTTATTGGGCCAGCACCATTGACATGTATGTTAATTACCGGATTGGCATTTTGTGTTATGTTTCCGCCGTTGACTGAAGAACTGCTGTTATTGCTGACGTTATTTCTTACTGTTGGTTCTTTTGGCGCAGGAATCCTTTTCTCTACTTTAGATATGTTCTTATTCAGCGCCGCCGAAAATGCCGCATCAAACTCTTTCTGGGTCATTTTCATTACATCGGCGGCACCTATGCCTAGCATTTTTTCGATGAATTTGGCACTAGCGTCACTTCCTGGTACACGTGACGCTTCGTCTAATCTACTCAGACGTTTTTTCAGCTCAGACATCTTTTCAGATTCAGTTAATGGAACTTGTTTAGCATTATCGAATGCTTCATTGATCTCCATAATTTTACCCATAAAATCTAGTGTTGCTGGATCCAGCTTGCCGGTTTGCGGTAGCCCTGCTTTGGCCTGACTTTGTTTTATGATGGCTGGATTCATGTTAATAAGTTTATCTACCAATGGCTGTGTAACACCGGTAGTGGCTTTATCGTGAATGGCCTTGGTTATATCTGCAACCACCGCAGTACCAAAGTTGACTCCAGCGTCGATACCTAAACGAGCCATACCTTTTAGTAAACCGCCGCCCCTTACTAATCCGTTAGCGACCAGTCCTCCGGGGATAGGTGCGCCAATGGTTCCTGCAATATCACCTACGTCGTAGGCGTTGACTTTGAATGTTTTGTCAGCACCCAGCTTGTCACCTAACCATGTTTGATATAATGGGTTATTAAATTCAGCGGAGCTTGATTGTGATTTGGCTCTAGCAGTATTGGCCATCTCTTTGCCCAATGCTGTTTTATAATCTTTCTCAATACCCAATCCTGCTTTGGCACCAGCAAGTATGTTGTCGCCATAACCGAATGTCAACCCGTTGCCAAGCCCTCGAGCGCCTGCTCCCACATCAGTGGTAAATTGATTCATGCTGTATTCATCTAGATCAGTTTCGTATCCGAAACTTTCTACCAGTGCGTTACCTAGTCCTAAGCTGAATGACTCTGCCTGTGTTGAGCTGTTGGCATTATTTTGAACATTCGCATTTGCCTGTGTAGCGGATTTTCCAACATTGGGGAACTGTTTGGCAATGTCGGGATATTTTTGCATTGCGCCAATAGTTTCTGGCCCTAGCTTACCATCTGCATGATATTTGGGCAATGCATTGGGATCCTTTTGTAGGATAGCGTTTTGCATCTTTTGTACTTCGGCATCAAATTTCAAGTTGGGTTGTGGCACAGTACCAGTATTAGTACCAGCATTAGGGTCAGCTTGACCAGTTGTACTAGTTGGAGGTGGTTTTACAACATCTGGTTGTTTGACCGGATCTGGTTTGGCTACCTTCAGTTTTGATAACAGCTCACCCAGTTTTGCGATATGCTCTTGATTGAATTCACGATGATCTTCAGCTGTATTGTATTGCGCACTTTGATCACGGATTTGCTTGTCATACGTGTCGCCACTTACGCCACTTATTCTTCCTAGGAAAGATGAACTGTGTGAATTAGGAGGAATAAGTCCTTTTGATTGAAGTTTCATGTCAACGTCTTTGCTAGGAACACTGCCACGACTACCTGAGCTGGTGACAAATTCACCGTCGACCGGATCATACAATCCTGGCAACTGATTCTTAACTGCTAGGTCAGCAATAATTTTTGCTCGAGCATTGGGATCAGTATTTTGCCCAACTGCGGCCTGAACATCTTTTAGACGAAATTCGTCCAACTGCTCAATACTTTCTAATCTTGTCATTAGGTCTCTAATATTCATGTCTTTTTCCTATATCGTACAATGTACTTATTTATTCTAAGTGTTTACTGATTTGAGAGCGACGCTTGGGAGCTACACCCTTGCCGGTTTGCCTAGCTTGCTTTAGCTGTTCTATCCCGTGTGCTATCTGTGCCGCACGTCCGGCCAGTGTTTGCATAACTCCGCCAGTGGTAAATTCCTGCGCGATACGTTGCCATAACAGCAGTTTGCTGGACAAGTCCATGTTCTGCATACTTTTAACGTCATCAGCCAGTCTAATTATGTCATGGTTGGCCATGTTGATCACAGTTTCCAACGGATGTGTATTGGCTTTGCCGTGGCTAACGTCGGGATTATGTACATCTCTATCAGGTTGATCGAACATAGGACTTTCTGTTAATCCATGTTGTTTGTACAAGTGATGCAGTTCGTCATCTGTTGCATGCTCTAGAT